GAATCAGTTACGATTGAGTTAAAACTATCACCTATTACTTTTGCAATATATCTTGGTGATGTTACATCTAATGATAGGTCTGACCAAGTTTCTAAAATTACTTTGTTATTAGTGCTATCATTACCTCTTCTTATTAATAGTGAAAATTTACCTGTTTCATAATCCACAGTTGTTACTTCCCATCTAACATTATTGGCAGTTCCATTAGTCAATGTACCATCTGCTGAATCAGCTGCTTGGAAATTATTTAATATGTCACCTTCTGATATTGTTTTTAGTCTAAATGATTCTAAAGCTAAGTTACCACTTTGAGCAATCAAACAGTTAGATGCTGATGTTGGTGTAGTAAATGCTGAACCAAATGAACCAGATACAACTCTGGTGAATAAAAGTGATTCTCCTCCTTGGGAGAAATAATTTCTTATAGACGTTGCTGAAATATATTCTACTTCTTGTGCACCACTTACTGCTAAACCACTACCAAAAATATTCTGCCATTGGCTGAATGATGTTACTTTGGTTGGGATTCCAACAGGTCCTAATTGAGAAGGTCCTATAAGTGCGGCTCCAAAAGCTTCAGGTTGTCTTTGAATAAAGGATTGATCGTTTTCTCTTGCTAATACGCCAGGAGATATTAAAGTCTCTGCCATTTTGTTTGTATTAAAGTTATTTTATTATAAATATTAAAAAATTCCTCAAAAAACTATTTTGATGATATTATTTTCCCCTTCTCTACATCTATCTCTCCTTCACCATATTTTTTAAATAACTCTTGACCAAACTCAAAATTATCTCTTTCTAAAATTGATAAATCTGCTTTTAATCTTGACTTTCTAACTTCTAATAACCCAATATTATTAACTATTTGATCATAAGTTGTCTTAAAATCCTTTAGTTGTTGTAATTCTTTTTTCGTTAACTTTTTTTCCATTACTTAATTTTATTATAAATATTAAACTTAGATATAAAATATATCTTTTTACTTTCTACTTCTACCATCTGATGTAGGATTATTCACTTTTTCTAACTCTGACAAAGAAGTTACAGTTTCGTTAGTAACTACAACCTTTGCCTTAGAATTATACTTTTTAGCAGCGTTTAATTCCTTTTGTAACACCTCAGGTATAATATATCCCCTCAATCTAATACTAAAGGTTGAGACAACCAAACGATCTCGACCTTTTGTTAATTCTGTTGCAGTAGAAAAATTATCTATAAAAGCTCTAAATAAATATCTTTCAGGATTGCCCCAATATGAATCAGAAGAATATTCTACTGCTTCAATTATTTTATTTAACTGCTCCATATAGTATGTCTGTATTAAACATTCATACGTCAAAGTAACATAATCTGGTTGTGCTACTATATTGAATGTTTCAACAGGTATTCTATTGTTCAGAATGTTGAAATTTGAATATATATTTTTTGAATTGTATCCCTTACCCCATGTTCCATATAAATTTGGCTGATTAGCATCTAATTTATTTGCTACTGATCTGTCTTTTTCTAAATTATTTCTTTCTATTACTATAATAGGTAACATAATAGCACCTCCTTTATCTCTATAATATCCATCCTTTCTAAATGATTTCCATCTTTCTGGTGCGCCATATATTACAGGTACATTTCTTCTTGCTCCGTTTTGTATTACTGATGGTTGGATTATATTATTAAAATAGTAAAATACTGCTTCATCTAAATCTTTTATACCCACTGAAAATTGTTTATTTACATCTCCACTAAGTGATAATTCATTAGATCTATTAAAATCTATTCCTGTATTTTTAGCATTTGGGTTTTCAGGTTGATTTGGATTTGATAATACATCTCTTCCCTCTATGCCAGAAAAGGCAACATGTCTAGAAACACTAATTTGTTTCTGTGTTTTAGGAACTGGTTTTCTTGGTTTACCCATTGTATTCTTTATATGGACTTAAACTTAACTTATCACTTGGTATATAGTATGTAGAACAAAGTATACTAATACTACTACCAAACTTATCTAATCCAGGATTAAGTGGATTAGGAGTACCATTTGAATCATTATTTGGATATGCTGGATTTTTACCTCCAAAATATTGGTTAGCTATTAATCCATCTACCCCGTAATATGACTCCTGATACAATATAACATCTCCTATTTCAGGAACCACATTAGCATCCTTTAAATCATCTCTAAAGAAATAAAAATCTATATTTTGACTAAATCCAATACCCTCAGCGTTTTCCCCATAATCTTGATCATTTCTATTTATTAAACAATTAAATAAATAAGGACCATCAAAATATTTTTCTCCTGAAGCTTCACCATACAAATTAACTTTTGTTTCTTCTAGTTTATATTTGTAAAATGCTGCTTGTTGGGTTATGATATCACCTAATAATTCCCTATTTAGGTGTCTCACTAAACTAACATCTCTTATTCCTGTAAATAAAGCCATCTACCCGATATATATTGTATAAGGTACTTTTTGTAGTTCAGACATCTTAGCATCACTTTCAGCTGCTCTTCTTTCTAAAAGTGCTTGTCTACCTGTCTCATCAAAATAATCCCTTAGTCTTAAAATTAAATCATCTTTTTCTTTTTGGGCCTGCTGTAACAAATCTGATTGGTTTAGTGTTACATCAGCATTAGGTATAGGAATTGTTCCATATTTTCCTCTAATCAAACCTAATATTTCTTTAGCTAAAGCTAAGGTGTATTCAAATATCCATTGTCTACCAACTGAATTTATTTGATCATAGTTTGGATTATCATATGGTGTATTACCTACATTGGTTACTCTACCACCATCTGATCCAAAGTTTTGAATAGAATCACTTATTCTTTCATCTCTTAAAATATATTCAAACCATATTTTACCACTACCTGATGTAGGGATAGGGAATATTCTTAATTTGTCATTATGGATTTCAAATGAATAATTAGATCTTCTAACCATATCATTCATTTCAATAGCTTGAATAGTTTGTATATCATAATTTAATGGCATCATTAAGAAGTTGATAGCTGGACTATAACCTCCAAAACCAAATGAATCAAATAGGTTTTGATAACCAAATCCTGTACCAGCATATGGGTTGTAATATCTAACTACAGCTGGGGCTGGTTCATAAAATACTTTTTTAACTTCTATTCCTAAGGCATATTCAGATCCTACATATCCACTTTGAGTCATAAAAGTTTGAAATGAATAATCTTGTACACTTGCAGTTAACTCAAATGAACCTGAATAATATGGAACATTACCTCCTGATCCTGCTTCAGCACCATACATCTCAGTTAATCTAACTATAGGTTCAAATGAAGGTGTAATTAAAGCATTATTTAAATCAGTTGGATTTCCATCACTATCTTTAGTTGTAGATCCTTCTAAAGATAATTGATTATCTCTTATTTTATAAGCATATAGCTCATTACCATAGGTAGTAATAGCTTCTTCAAAAGCTGTGTAAAAATGTTTTTCTTGTAGTTCAACATCTGTAATTGGATATCCTAATCTTTGAGCACAAAAAGTAGCTACTTTATCAGCATCTATTCTAAATTGAGGATCACTATCATAAAATCCAAAGGGAGTTTCTCCCATACTAAACGAACTTGAACCTGGCCAAATTGGTACATTCATATTTTTTTATTAATTAGTTGCTATATAATATTCTAATCTGCTACTTGTTTGTTGTGGGTTTATTTTTATTGATGATATATCATCATAAAAGAAACTTATACTTCCACTTTCGTTTACAGATGAACTAAAACTACTTGATATTTCAGTTGTAGATAAAGTAAATGAACTTCCACCCTCTACATAAAAATCAAGCTTACCTGTGCTACTAGACACTTCTAAATTAAAAGGAACATCAGTTGTTAAATTACTTATTCTAGCATATTTTAAACTTCCAGTTAGAAATGTACCCGCTCCTTCAGTATTTGAAAATGAAAATAAAGTTGTGTCAGAACCAGTAGGTACAGAAATTGTTCTTTCGGATATATTACTTACTCCAGAAATTGAAGTTTCAAAGTATGAACTTTTC